ACAAGTGGAACATCTTCAACAGTAGGAACACTATTGACGGCTGTTGGTGGTGGTTGGGGTTCATTCTCTAGTAACGGTGATCGTTCTATACCATCAAGTGGTGGATGTGGTGGTGGAGCAAGTCGCTATGGAACACGTACTGGTGGGTCAGGTTTACAAGGTTTTGCTGGAGGAACCGCTCCAACTGACTATCCAAACGGTTCAGGAGGCGGTGGAGGTGGGGCAGGCGCTGTAGGTAGTAACGCTAGTGGTGCAACTGGCGGTGCAGGTGGCGCAGGTTATGACGTAAGCGCATTTATTGGTGGCAGTTCATTATTCAAGGCTGGTGGCGGTGGTGGCGCAGGTCAAAGTGCTGGTGGCGCTGGTGGTTCATCGGTTGGTGGCGCTGGTGCAACAGGTTCAGCGGTAGGAACCGCCGCAGGTGCAAACACGGCTGGTGGTGGCGGGGGTGCTGGAGATAATGGAACAGCCGTAAGAAATGGTGGTAATGGTGGTTCTGGAATTGTGTATGTTAGGTGGCGTGTGTGATTATAAGTTTTTACAACACAAAGGATAACTAATGCCATTTTCTTCAGTTTTAGGTGCTAGTACAGTTATTAAACCTGGTGTATGCACATCTACAAATCGCCCTACAACGCCATATGACGGTCAGGTTATTTATGAGACTGATACAGATAAGACTTTGGTATGGAACGGTACGGGCTGGGTGTTCCTGTCAACAAGTCGGGCAAACCCTGTAGGCTTTGACTTAATCACTTCTGGCTCATTTACTACATCAACTGGTGTTAGTTTACCAACAAACACATTTACTTCAACTTATGTAAACTACAAATTAAATATAAATATTACCGCTAATACTAGTGACAGTAACCCTTTGTTGTGGCGTGGGCGAGTAAGTGGAACTGACAACTCAACAGCCAACTATTTTTATGCGGCACGAGGCTCTAGATATGTAGATAATGCTGCAACAACTGGTGGCTTTGGGCAAAGTCAAACTTCTGCACGTATTGGTCTTATGCAAAGCCCACTAACTTCAAACATCTGTCAATTTGAAGTGTTTGCTCCTCAACTAGCAAGTAACACTAGTTTTTTATGGCGTGGTACTGGTCGTGGTGTTAGTGACCCTGATGCAGTTATGGAAGGTGGCGGTTACTTTAATGGCTCCACACAGTTTGATAGCCTTACTTTTTATCCAAACGCAGGAACTATCTCAGGAACTTACGAAGTTTATGGATATGCAAGGTAAATAACTAATGGCTGTAACATTTCCTGCTTCCCCAACACTTGGAGACCAATATACAATTGGTCAACGTGTTTATGAGTATGACGGCTCCGCATGGTTCCTGATTAGTAACATCGTACTCAGTAAGTATGTGATTGATGGGGGCGACCCTACAATCGTCCAGTTTTACGTTCAGACGGCTCCAGTAGATGGTGGTGGTGTGTAATGGCTTTCCAAATTCAATTGCGTAGAGGTACAGCCTCCGCATGGAGCACAGTTAACCCAATACTTGTTGAAGGTGAAGTAGGGCTTGAATCTGACACAAATAAAATGAAAGTCGGAAATGGTTCTACAGCATGGAACTCTTTAAGTTACGCCCCTATTGGAACCATAACAAGTAACATGGTTACTACCGCATTAGGTTACACCCCAGCATCTACAGGTAAATCAATTGCAATGGCAATTGTATTCGGAGGATAGTTTATGGCAGCCCCAAACATTGTTAACGTAGCAACGATTACTGGTAAAACAGCAGTACAGGCTGTTACCACTTCGGCTACCGCTATTGTTACAAACTCGTCAGGTTCAAACAAAGTATTTAAAATCAATGCTTTATATGTGTCAAACGTAGATGGCACAGCCGCCGCAGATGTCAATGTTGATATTAATAGCCCGTCAGCAGGTACATTTCATATTGCTAAAACGGTTTCTGTGCCTGCTGATGCAACCCTTGATGTGCTTTCCAAATCTATATATCTTGAAGAAGGTTGGTCATTGCGCCTTACTGCTAGTGCTAACTCTGACCTTGAAGCCGTATGTAGTTACGAGGAAATTAGTTAATGGGGCATAGAGGTGGGGCTATTGGGCCAAAAAGAAATGCTGGTGCTGGCGGTGGTATTTGGTCACTGACCGATCAACAACAAGAAAAAGGCACTAATAGTTGGGGCGCAATCAGCCTAGACATTGAATATCTAGTTATCGCTGGAGGCGGTGGCGGTGGTAATGGTCACGCCTCTGGTGGTGGTGGAGCAGGTGGTTATCGTTCAAATGTGGTTGGTTCTTTGTCTGGAGCAAACGTAGCGGCAGAAAACGTGTTTACAATAAACACTGGCTTAACATACACAGTTGTTGTAGGTGCTGGTGGTGCCGCACAAAACAATGGAAGCAATTCATCTTTCGCAACCATCACGTCACTTGGTGGTGGCGCTGGAGGTTCTGAAATAGGTAATGGTAACTCTGGTGGTTCTGGTGGTGGTGGTCAGGGCTATCAAGGTCAAGTCGGTGGTGCAGGGACCGCTAATCAAGGTTTCGCTGGAGGTACTGCAACTCCTGGTGGAAGTGGTTACGTTTCTGGTGGTGGCGGTGGTGGTGCTGGAGCAGTAGGTGCTAATGCCCCTTCAGCGTCTACAGGTGGTAATGGCGGTAGCGGTATTTCTTCACCAATAAATGGTACCGCTACTACCCGTGCTGGCGGTGGAGGTGGCGGTGGGTACCCTGGCACAAGTTCAGGTGGTGCTGGTGGGGGTGGTGCAGGAGCGGGAACAGGAGCAGGTGGCGCTGGAACAACCAACACTGGAGGTGGTGGTGGCGGTAGCGGCAGTACTGCTGGAAGTACGGGACGAGTTGGTGGTGCAGGCGGTTCAGGAATCGTTATATTTAGGTATCTTACGTCAGCAGCAAGCCCTTACACAATCACTGGTGGAACAAAAACCACAGCGGGTGCTTACACTGTTCATACATTTACAAACACTGGGTCATACACCATCTCAGCCGCATAGTATATATAATAGAAACACATCTTTATAGGAGAAACTTAAATGGCACATTTTGCAGAACTTGGCGAAGACAACATCGTATTGCGAGTAATCGTAGTATCTAATGATGATTGTAAGGACTCAGAAGGCACCGAATCAGAAGCCGTAGGCGCTGAATTCTGTCGCAACCTTCTTGGTGGAACGTGGAAGCAAACCTCATATAACGGCAATATGCGTGCTCGTTATGCAGGTATTGGATACACCTACCGATCAGATTTGGATGCTTACATTGCCCCAAAGCCTTACCCATCATGGTCACTTAACGAAGAAACCACTGAATGGGAAGCCCCAGTTACTAAACCAGCAGAAGGTCTATACACCTGGGACGAAGCAAACCAAGAATGGGATGAAGTAACACTTCCAGCATAATGGACCCACTTGAATACGAACTAAAGTTTGTAGAGAACAAGGATAAATACAACCTTGGTGCTATAACAGACGGTTCAATCACCACGGCAAAACTAGCCGATGGTGCGGTGACTACTGCAAAACTTACAGATAGCGCAGTAACTACTGCAAAGATTGCGTCTGGTGCAGGTGGTATGGCTGTTGTTACGTCTACTACTAGACCAGCATCACCAACTGTTGGTCAAATGATCTTTGAATCAGATACTAATTATGTTCGTGTTTATACAGCCTCTGGTTGGTCTACTGGTATGAGACAAACTAATACGCTTGCGGCTACTTATCTAGTTGTGGCGGGTGGCGGCGGCGGCAGTAGGTGTATGGCAGGTGGAGGTGGTGGTGGTGGTTTCTTAACAAGTAGCACTACTCTTTCTACTGGTAGTACATACACAGTTACAGTTGGTGCTGGCGGCGTAGGTTCTGCTGTTAGAGCAACTGTAGGTAGCAATGGAAATGATAGTTCTATCGTATTAGGCGCTACAAACTTAGTTACGTCCACAGGTGGTGGTGGTGGAGCAGGTTGGGACAGTACTGCTGGAAGTGGTGGTTCAGGTGGAGGCCGCTCAGGAAACACTGTAGGTACTTTTGGTACAGGTATTTCTGGTCAAGGTTATGCAGGTCAAGATAGAAACAGCACTTGCGGTTCTTACGCACGAGGCGGTGGTGGCGGTGGAGCCGCCGAAGCAGGCGGTACAGACGGAGCATCGGAAGGTGGCGACGGCCTCACAAGTAACATAACAGGAACGCTGACCTATTACGCAGGTGGCGGTGGTGGTGGTGCTAACGGTTGTACATCTTCAGGTGGTTTGGGAGGAGGTGGTGCAGGTACTGCTGATACAACAACTGGTGGTAATGGGGCAACCAATACTGGTGGTGGCGCTGGAGGTGGTGGCTACAACGGAAACGATGGTAACGGTGGCACAGGCGGTTCTGGAATAGTCGTTGTACGGTATGCCACAGCAGACGGTGTTGGTAAAACAATCACTGGTGGTACAAAGACAACAGATGGAACTGACACAGTTCATACTTTCTTAACTTCTGGCTCGCTTTCAATTGCATAAGGTAAAATAGATACCTAATGGCTGTACAAATTCAACTTCGTCGTGGTACTGCTTCTGCTTGGACTGCTGCTAACCCATTGCTGGCTGATGGTGAAATGGGACTTGAATCTGACACTGACCAGTTTAAGATTGGCGATGGTGTGACGTACTGGAATAGTCTTGCTTATGGTGGGATTGCTGGAACCAATGGTACAAACGGAACCAACGGTACAAATGGAACCAATGCTTCATATGAAACAGACCAAGCGGTCATTAGTTCACGAGTCTTTAGTTAGGAGCAATAATGGCAACATTTACTAAATTAGCGCTACAACCAGCAGGCACGACTGGGACTGGTTTAGGTATTAAAGTCGCCGCAACCGCTACGGCTGGTACGGCAATTCATACAGCGTCATCAACGGCTACAACGATTGACGAAATCTGGTTGTACGCAGTCAATACATCTGCATCTGATGTGAAGTTGACAATTGAGTGGGGCGAAGCAACTGCTCCTGATGGAAACATTGAATACACTGTCAAAGCAGAGAACGGACTTTATTTAATTGTTCCAGGTCTACTTTTGCAGGGTAACGCTACGGCTAGAGTTATTCGTGCATTTGCCGCAACTACTAACGTTATTGTGATGCACGGGTACGTTAACCGCATTACAGCATAAGGCTTTATGCCAACACTGAATAGAAACACTCAAGGTGGTAAATCCTTAGCGACTACCCTTGCACCACGTTCTAATAGAACTGGTACTGGGCAAGTGCACGCTAATTGGGTTGGTATATCAACGATTACGGTTGAGTACCTTGTTGTAGCAGGTGGAGGTTCAGGCGCTGGGTACGGTGGTGGAGGCGGTGGTGGATATGTCACTGGCTTAATGACTGCTGTTGTAGGAACACAACTCACTGTGACTGTTGGTGGTGGCGGTTCTGGAACAAGTGGAAGTAACTCCGTATTTGATTTTGTAACTGGATTTGGTGGTGGTCACTCAGGAACCGCTGGTGGTTCTGGTGGTGGAGGAAGTGGAGCAGCCACGCAAACAAGCCCAGCAGGTGGAACTGGTTATGGTTTTGCTGGTGGAGCACACGGAACGGGTGCCAACTACAACCTCGGTCACGACGGTGCTGGTGGTGGCGGAGGAGCAGGCGCTGTTGGCGGAAACGGTGTAGCAGAACAGGGTGGTAATGGCGGCGCTGGTAGCTCTAGCAGTATTACTGGTTCCGCAGTAACTCGTGCAGGCGGAGGTGGTGGACACTCCCATAAAAACGGTGGTGGAACATCACAACCTGTTGGCGGAGCGGGTGGTGGAGGTAATGGCTCTAATTACAATTATGGTGGAACACCATC